TCCATCAAATTTATACCCGTTCTTTTCTAAAAACTCTTTTTGTTTAATTGTATCTCTGGTCGTATCTCCTCCTCTTGTCCATGACTCGACAATATGTTCGGGATTTTGAATATTCTCCTTTAAGCACGGCAACATTGGAGTAAAGACATCAAACGGCTTACCTTCGCATTGAAAATCGTCGAAAGTAATCTCTCCCTGTTGAATACGACTTTCGTTCTCCACATTAATCTCCCCTTTACTCAAATCAGGAACTGCTTGAAAAGTTCTTGTGAAAATCTGATTACGATCTCTGTTTATCTTGTTTGAATCGATGCGCATCATTGAGTCATTGTCCACTTGGCAAGCGTTCGTGAATCCATATCCTTCACGCATGGTCATATTGTTTTCGGTCATAAACTCTCTTATTTTATTCACCTCATCATCACACTTCAAACCGTTGCCCCTATAAGAGTTAAATAGCATATACTCTTCCATTCTTTTGTTTTGATCGTTTTCCGATTCTCTGGCACAGTTATCTGTTCCAACTCTGTGTTCTTTGTTAAAATATTTTAAATGATCTTCATTGAATTTCTCCATCTTTAATATTATTTTAAGAAAAATATTTACATTTTAATAAATTTCCTTCTTTACAGGTTTTTTCGTCATTACCATATAACCATTGTGCAAACTTGTCTTGATTGTTCGGAATTTCGGTTACTGGCATTGTGTAATACTGTCTCTCTGATGCGTTTTTATTATATATATCATCCACCGATCTATACAAATCTTCATTGAAATACTGATCTATATATTCGTTCACCTTGTTGTTTATTCTACAAGCTCTCTCTCTTTTAGGGTTTTCCGCGTATTCGTTCATCGTTACATTCATGAACGGGTTCTCTCGAGTCGGTTTCGTGCAAGTTTCAATTTCATCATCATCGTCCTCTATTCCGTAGGTTTCGTACATGTCCTTATCTGTTATGTATTTCTCCTTGTTTTCATGCATCGTATATGTAATATAAATAACTATTCCAGCGACTATCAAGATAATGAATACCTTCAAATCGTTCTGTAATGAATACAATATTATCGTTACATATAATATCAATCTCATTATCGAATTTAGTTTTTCACTGTATTCCATTTCGCTTGTTGGATAAAACAGTAACATGTTATTTATATCGAAAAAATTAACTATGTCGTTATACCAAATCGTCATATTTATTTATTTATATCTTTTTATTTGCTAATTTTTTTTGTAATCTTTCTCTTGTCTTGTTTGTGGGTGCACCAGCACTCTTTCCCATCAAATCACCCATTCCACTCATCATGCCCATCATCTGAGACATCATATCCCCATGACCCGAACTGTTTAATGTGCCCATCATATTTAACGCCTCGCTCATCAATTCCTCTTGATTAATTTCCCCGTTATGAATCTTTTGTGTAATTTTCGTTCCTACTGTTTGAATTATATCCCCCAACATATTATTCGAACCCGAAAATAAATTGTTCATGTTCAACAAATCCTCCGGATTCTCCATATTTATCTTACTCATGTCTATCGACGAAGAAATCTCCTTCGCTAGTTCTCCAATCTTCGTATTGTTCAAAAACTCTAAACCCGTCTCAATGTCTTCGGTATCTAACTTCATCACGGACTCCTTTACCGTGACCCTATCTACATACATCTTCATTAACAACTTTCGCAGATCGTCATCCAAAATGTCATCCAAATGTTTATCTAATTCTTCCTCGTTCGTAATCTTTTTCGTGTCTACACTGTTTATTATATCCACCGTCTTTTTCAACAAAATATCCTTTTTCTCATCATCCAAATCATCCATCTTATGTATATATCCAAAAACCATCAGTATATATACATAATACTTCAACGAGTTCCTACTTTCGCCATCCTTATTCACCACCTTCTTCAAAATGTCATCTATCGTAATATCCACGAATATTTCGAAATTCATTATCTCTATCTTATCCAATATATCATCGTCCGCAAATAACGCGTCCGTTACAGAGTCGTTCATATTCAATACCATATTGGTGATGTATTCAGTAGATTTCTTATCAAAAATTTTGTAGTTACTCTTTAACTTACTCTTTATATCGGGATTCTTATCTTTTATCTCTTTCATTAAATTTAAATAGACTTTGTTAAACATATAGCAAACATTGTTTTGAATCATATTTTAAAATCTCTTATGATTTTAACCTTTAAATAATATAATACTTCTCACACAATTTAGTCAATAGTGTAAAATAAGTCCATACGATCTTCTTATTATCATCTGTCATTGAACACCAGTATGACTTGATCTTATCGATCAACTGATCCGTAAACTCATATGATAAGTCGGAGCTATTTATCTCATCCTTATAATCGTGTTTCATGAAAAACTCCTCGTCCTTGGAAAGTATTTGAGTCTTGTATTTGGTATAAACATAATCGTTGTATAGTTTAATGATTTGATTATCACTCATTACCAACAACATATTGATGGTTGTCTTAAACTTTTTCAAATCTTCATCTGCAGGATACACACGAATCAAATCATTTATAAACTCTCTTAATTTGGTATTGAACACGTTCACACACTCCTCTTTTCTCATTTTTATTTATGTTTATTGATAATTTTTAAATCATTATCTCTTTCAGCAACATATTTGTCATAGTTTATTATCTTATTGTTTTCTGATTCAGATGGTGTATTGATCTTATAATCCATATTTAGAAACTGAAACGAATGATCTAACTTAACACCACTATTATCCATATATGAGTATTTATCTGATAACGAACTTCCCATCTCGTTCACCATGAACGGCTCCACATTCATAAGCTCTAGCAGATATTTTACCAATTCGTCCTCCACATATATTGTGATGTTCTTATTCTCGTCCTGTGTTAACAACGCAGGAACTCGATCAATCACATCCGGTAAGTTTTCTTCTTTCTCTACATCTTTAAATAAAAACTTATCAATACCTATTTTTTTTATGAGTTCATATGCTTCCTTACAATACATACATTTTTCACTATAAAAAAACACACAAGTCATATTCTTTTTATTGAAAAAAAAAATTGATTTTAAATAATAATTCTTATAAATAGTATATAATATGGATAATTTATTTTCAAATTTAGTATCTTCTTCTCCGTTTGAAATAACTTTTCAAGTTAAAGATATTGACTTATCTATCATCAACTCTTTACGAAGGATTATTCTCTCAGAACTTCCAAATGTTGGTTTTTACTTTGATCCGAACGACTTTACCAACAAAGACATCGATGTTTTGTATAACAACACACCCCTTCATAACGAATTCATTCAACACAGAATATCTCTTATTCCCATCAATGTGTCAATTGAACAACTAGAAAACTGGAATAAAGACGATTATAAATTTGTTATAGATAAAGAGAATAACACAGGAAATTCAATGAATGTATATACAAGTGATATTCAAGTGTTCGATAAGAACGACACCCCCCTTCCCCATCTAGCTAAACAGTTTTTCCCACCCGACCCCATCTCTAAAGACTTTATCCTTATCACCAAGCTAAATCCCACCAAAAAGTCCAAATTCGTCGTAAATGCCACCGCAACCCTCAATACTCCTCAAGTATCCACTTCGTTTGGCATGATTAGCAATATGTCTATCGAATTCGTGGTTGATGAAACAAAAGCAGATAAAGAACTACAAAAATATATCGATGCCAACAAAGGAAAATCCACCGTTGAAGATCTGACCTACCAATTTAACTCCTTAGAACGCGAACGACATTACTTCCGAAACAAATACAGAGAACCTAACAACTTCCTTATCAGCATTACCTCCGAATGCAACATTCCGTGCAACTATATTTTCAGTAAAGCCATCTCCATCCTAAAAAATAAAATTATCTCATTCCAAAATTCCAACTTCGAAATCGTCAACCATAACATGTTATTCACCATCATCGTGAAAAACGAAGGTCACACTTTGGGCAACATCTTTCAATCCCTCGTCTTTAACAATTATATTCGCGAAAACAATGACAACAAATTTAATATAGATTATATAGGATATAACATACCACATCCTCTCGAAAAGGTTCTTCTTATCAAAATTAAAGGCTCTAAACTCCTCATTCTTGACGATGTTCGTGAATTTGTCGACTCCTCTTGCAATTACATTTACAACATGCTGGACGATTTAGAGAATCTTTGGAATACATTATCTAATAAATAGTAAATATGAATGAACCTCTTATTAATAATTTAAATATTTCAGATCTGTTTATTAATAAATCTTCAATTTTTCACAGTATTGAATATTGTTATCTTTTTCTAACATCCGATTCATTCAGAAACAAAACCCCAGAAAAACAACAAAAAAGTATAACCAAACTTAGAACCAATCTAGGCGAAGAAATCCAAAGAATTCTAGAATCAAGCATAACCTCTAGAAACAAAGCTCTTCTACTCAATTACAATCCCAACTTACACGAATTGTTTCTCAATCCCGACCACATTCTTTACGAAGAGTTCATTTTCGTCGTCGAAACAATTCTACGCTCTCACAAATTTATCGTTGCCGAAAATAAACTTTTTTACATCAGTGACGAAGGTCTTAAAGACGAAGACAAAATTCTCGTCATCAACAAAGTAGGCAAAACGTTTTTCTATCCTATCTTCTCCAACAACGATATCTTCATTTTCAACACATCTATGGACACCATCAATATAATAAACTCGTTTCACATCAATAAACACAAATCTAAAAACATTTACAACGAACCATTACCATCGAACACTGAAACCGATCAACCCAATTCCATCATTGTAGACAAAGAGGATGTTCTCTTCGAAGACTTTGAAGACGAACTAGTCATCAAATATAATAACAAACATTTCTTACAACAGTTCTCCGAAGACGAAAAGATTATTCATATTCAAAACCTCCTTAGTATCATGCCCTCCGAAAAGGCGTCTGGAAAAACATTCGTCTCCCTCTTTCAAACATCCAAAAAAGTGCCCGATTCTATTTACAACCTAAATGTCACCAAAGTCTCCAATATTGACAAAAGAATAAACGATTACGAAGAGTATATTGATAACTACGCTCTCTTCAAAAAAGGCCATCCTATGACCCCATTCTATCTATCCGTTTTCTTCCACGAAAATATCAATCCACAAAACAACAACTTGCTTCTCGACCACGAAAATGTCATTCGTAACTCCTTTACCGCAAATACAAATCTGTTGAATAACAACGATTCAACTATAGATCTCGAAGATTGTACCTCTAAACAATTTACCCTTCAACAATTACAAGTCATCGCCCAAAAATACAAACTCACTATCAAAGGATCCAAACAAACCATGTGTCAACAACTTATCAATTACAACTTTCTTTCATCCTATGTTCTCGATAAAATAAACAGTTTATCCGTTAAAAACATTAAAGAAATTGTATTAAACTCAAATATCAACATACAGGAAAACAAAACTTACAAAAAAGAACATCTCATTCAACTTCTTTTCAAACATAATAAGGTGGACTATGTCAAATCCTTGTTTACTATAGATGACCTGTACGATATCGCTAAAGAACATAATATTTCTATTTCAGAAAACGACGATTATGATCAAATATTCGATACTTTGTCCAGCATAAATCTTTTGAACTTGTATTTCGATACAGTAGTCATGGACGATTTCGATTGCGAAATAGAAGACAAAGTCACCGCGGTTATGGCGGCAAGTGACACCCAATCTATTCATATCAACAATCATTTAGAATATTTTCGACCGTTGTCTAAAGACAACAACCAATTCAACGGATTCTATTACAATGGCGACAAATCCACACAAAAATTCGAAATCTTCGATATTGAGAACTATTTGAATATTTTGCACAACATTTCCGAATTTCTTCCCATTAAATGCACGCTTCATTATTTCAACAACAAAGTTATTAAAGGTACCATCCAAGAATCTCTGCAAAACAACAACTTACTCAAGATTATCGTTGATAGCAACAAAACAGTTTACTACAACTTAAAGAATGTACACGACAACACTTTCTTCCTGTACACCCATCTGTATGAAGGATACAAATACAACAAACCCGATCTTCACAAAAACATATTTTTCATTATCAATAAATATCCTTTCGAGGATATGTTAAAATTCGTCTCATTAACCCTTGATCAATATTTAGAACTTTTTAATCATAATGATTTGTATTCCCTTCAACAAATCGACAAAACCCTTCAACATTTTAACACGTCATTCCACCAGCTTAACTTTTCGGATTATGACACCATTACACGCTTCATCAACTCCGTAAAAATATCTACAGTCTCTTCCGCTACTACGCTTCCCAAAGATTCAACAGAAGAATTTAAAGAGAAAAAATCCATTCATGATTTTTTACAATTCAATAACACGAACATTTCGGATTTGCATAAGATGTTTGTTCTTCACTCGTCTCCCAAATACTTCCAAACGATTTTCGATGTGTATTACCCCAAATACTCGTCTCACACGATCGAGACATTGGACACAAATATAGCGTTCAATAAAAATACCAACATAAAAAAAGAAATTGTACATCAACATATATTTAACTCGTTCGATGACTTACAAACACATAAGCAATATATTGACTCTGTTGTTGAAACAAACATTGATATTGACCTAACTATCCGTGAAAAAGAGACTAACAACTATATTCAAAATTTGTCCACCATTTTGAAAGACTACAAATCATTGTTCGTTCAATTCAACGATTTTGTTTCGAAATCACATGAAAAAGATTACTTCGAAGAGAAAACTTACTCTAAAACATCAACTAAGCTGTTGGAAGGCACAATTATCAATACATCCACCTTCATTAATTCCGATCCAAACAACCAATATGCTTTAATCGAAACAGATGACAACAACTCCACAACCAACAATAACGAAGACGATGTTTTGCATTTTTTTGCACAGGTCATCGGTATCACTCTAACCCAAACCGAAAAGAATTTAATTTATCGTCAAACTAAAAATATATTTAATCCTTTCCTAACTAACTTCAAGAAATCGAAAAATCCAAATTCTTTGAAAACCAACAATGAGTTGTCTTTATGGAATCATTATGCGAACACAATCATATACTGTGCGTTCTTTACGCTTATTGTTCAATTCAAATACAATCTGAACTACATCATGCCCAAATGCAAACAAAACTTCTCTCTTCACGGCTTCCCACTAAATAACGAAAAAGACAAGACTTTCACCAAATATCTTGCCTGCGTCACATTCAATCTTTTCAACAAATCTAATCATTATTACCAAAACGAATCGTTTATCGATTCACAAATCACCGCGGTTATCAAACTTATTTTCAAACACAATCCTTCTTTCAAATCCATATTCGATAATCTAACTCATCACAAGAAAGAAAAACCCGAATCCCTGAACACAATCATCAACGACATGAAACCGTTTTACAATTATAAAGACATTTCATCCAATATCATTTCCAAAATAAACAATAAACTTACAAACAATTTTACACTCCACAACATTAACGAATTCAACATTAACAATCTCTTCTCTACACAAACTCATTTCGATATTTTATGTCCAACAACTAAACAAATTCTGAAAAAACAATCCTTTGAATTTGATTCCAATACGGTCACAACTACACTCACACCATCTACCATTCACGAGGAGCAAAAGATGACTGATGACATGAACGAAGAATTGACATTGGTAATGGACGAGTTTGAAGATTTATTTAAAAAATATAATACCCCTTTCAATTTCAATCAGTTCAAAACGATTTTCCTTTTGCAAGAAAACAAAATTGTAAAAAATTATTATTATTTAATTAATTTGAATTCATTTTATGCTAACATTATGATGAAGCACTCGTTCTTTAATGATCGTAGATCTGTCTTTCAAAACAATCTCGTTCCCTTCTCTACAAACATCTACATCATCGTTCTCAATATGTTCAAATCTGTTAAAACCGTTCTAGAACTTGTGTTTAATACCGATAACATCTTCACCTATCTCAACACCGAAATGAACAACAACAACCGCACAGCTTACACCAATTTTATCAACGAATTTAAACAATTCCTTCAAAGCACGCTTACGCGTTATGATAACCAATTTGTCAATGTCGAAATTCTCAAGCAAAGAACAGAAATTCTTCGAGAAGAAGAAAAACAAGAAAAAATGAACAAATACAACGATGTCGATAATGACATGATGTTAGTTCTTATTGAATTAGAAAGAACTATGAACATTACTATCGATATGGAAACGATTCAAAGCAACGATAATAACGAAAACGACGAACTTGATGTAAGAGCAGAAGACGACGACATTCCTGATTAAACTGCTAACCAACTCTCTCTTCCTCACAATCTATACTTTTTGTATGTACGATGACAATACAGGATCACCCATGTGTTGGATAATAATATCCTCCACCGTTTTGTTCATATCGTTACGTTTAATATATCGGTTTAGTAGATCGTAATCTCGGATGATTCCTTTTACCTCCACATCCTCTCCATTAAACTTAATATGAAAGGCATAGTACTTTCCTAATCGATAAATGATCATCTCGTTGTGGTTTTCGTATATACTCTCGTAAGCAGTTTTATCACTCTTAATCTCCTTCAAATTATTTAAATTTTGTAAAAAATTTCGTTTTTTCAAATTGTTGGTTTTAATCATCTCTCTAAACTTATCGATCGTATATTCGTATACATATAACTCTTTCTTCAATTCTATATTGACATCAATCGATCTTATTTTTTCACTGAAAGTAATACACTCATTGAAAAAATGCTCCTTTATATCTCGCATGTAGAGCACTACCAATATTAACATAATGATCACCCATTTACTCATTTTATTCTACTCTTTTATTATTTTCTAATCTTTTTCATATTTTGTAAACGAAATCTGTTTTACATTATACGGCATTTCACAGTAACCATTCGTGTTACACCCACCACTGTATTCGTTATCATAATCGAAAAATGGACACTCCAAATTTCGTCTGCATCTCGCGTCCCATGTCATTTTCACCTTTTTCTCCTCTCCAATATAGTTGTTCTTAAACTCGCAACTTTGTTTGTTTTTGTAGTAACCATGCTCTTCCAGATTCTCGTCAATACAAACCTCGTTCTTGGGTAGCACCTTTACTGCCTCGTTTACCATCCGTATATAGTTATTTATCTCTTTCACTTCGTACACACCGTTCATGTAAGCTTTTCTTTGGTTTTTCAACAATACCTTGTCACCGATCATAACTTTCAGATTCGCAATTTTGTTTTGATACAAAATAACCTCATTTGTGGTCATATCTAGTTCGTAATACTTTCCGTTTATACCGTATTCGATTTCGAAATTGTATGTGTTTGAGGTAGTTTCTATAGGGTCCAAAATAATTTCTTCGTATTTTTTAACACTCGTATCATTCGACATTAATATAACGAATAAACTTATGTTGACATCATTGTGCAGTACGAATTCGTAATCTCTTAGATATGTGTTTCTTTTGACGAAATCATCGGTATAATAATCGATAAACACATAATCCTTCAAATAAACCGCATCATTCACATACAGTAAAATGTCAACATCTGTCAAATCCATATCATCACCCATCTCGATATATCGAAACTCTCTACTATCGTCGTTGTTATGTAGTTTGTACAGTTGTTGGAACAAGATTTTCTCCTCGTTATTTTTATAACCGACGGTTAACACATGTTCTGGTAATGTATTCATAGATAATAAGTTGTCTTTACCTTTGTGGCGCAATATGAAAAACTTGTCTCTGCCACTACGGAACGGTTCTTTTTTGAATCTAAATATACATATATACACAACAAAACAGACAAACAAAAATGTAATCAGTAATTTTATTAACATTTTAATAAAAAATATATTTAATTTTATATAATACATATAACAATGTTCATTAATAAACGGTTGATTATGAGTATTTCGTTCTTCCTTCTTTCTATGTTATTAATTATAATTAGTAGACCACCATTTATGTTCAATACTGATGGTTCGATCAAAGAGTTTGGTCTCGATACCAATCAAACAATTTATTCTTTAGGAGTATTTGTTGTTACATTATGTATAATTATATTTTATATTTTTTCGATGATAGATTTAATGTATAATTAATTAAAATGAATAGTTATTTAACCGATTTCGAAAAGTTACAAAAAATTAAAACC